GTGAAAGAGAGAATAGGGGAATTTAATACCCATTTCATTATTCCATTGAACAATAGTTTTAAGATCTTTAACATTAAGTAATGCAAGATCAGAAACATAATCAATACCTTTGGCGTCAAATGTTTTTCGACGCATAGTTCGATTTGTCATAATTTTGTTTGCACTGAGTGCTGTGTTGATACACGCGTAACCTAGATTCATATAACTTTTATTTTTTTATTTGCGATGTAAATATACGAAATAAATCCCAATTTTCCAAATTTAATCAAATTGTCCTTCATATTTTATATCTCTTGTAATTTTAAATTTTCTACCTCCTATTTTAAAATTTCCTCCTTGTCTTAACATCTTTCTAAATAGATTTAATTCAACTTCATTCCAAGAAATACTTTCATTAACTATAATTTCTTTGTTGGTAATTAATTTACCTTCCATATAAACTTTAGCTTTACTGTTTAATGATCTTTTATCTAACATTTTATAATAATTTTTGTAATTTAGCACATCTTTCATATTCTTCTTCTTCAACAAAATAATCAATTAAATCTTGTATTAAATTTGTTGGGTCATGAAAAATATTATTTTTTTCTGGTTCAAATAAAAATCCAATATTATCTTCACCTCTTTTTTCTCTAGCTTCTATAATTTCTTCCATTGTATATTGTTTTGTTAAAACAAGATAAGTATTTATATAAGCTCCATGAATTAGTACATCTTCGTCTATTTCATCTTTTTTTAGAAAGTCTTCAAAATTTCCACCTTCTTCGTAATTATTCCAAGTTCCATCCATATTATTTTCTATTTATTTTTGATATACAATCACCTTCTTCTCTAGATTTAACTATATGACAGTGTTTGCATAATAATTGATAATTAGCGGGATCCTCTTTTATATGTTTTAAATTAGAATCTATGTGATCTACATCTAACATAGATGATTGACCTAATAAATCTAAATTAGGGTAACTTAAGGTAGGATCAAATCCGCATCTTTCACATTGGTGTTTCCCTTTTAACCATTTTTCTACTTTATACATTAAGTGAGGTCTATCAAGTCGTATAGCTGCTCGGCATATAGTTTTATATTGTGAATGCATTTCACAAACTTGAGATCGTTTTTTTCTCAAATTATTACACCAAGTAACTCTACATTTCTCTTTTATCACCATGTATTATTTTTACAGTTGGGAATCTTAAACTAATTCCTCCTTCTTGATTATGTGTTTCTTCAAAGTATTGAACTGTAATAGTTTTACCAACAATAGATCCATCCATATATTGTAATCTTTGTTCTTGAGTCCAACCACTACCAACTTTTACTCTATGACCTTTATGTTCAATCCATACTTGAGCTAACATATCAATAGTTTCTGATCTACCATTTCTAACTACTTCATGTTTATCATTATCATAATCTACAACTTTATATTCAGCATCAAAGAATTTTTTAACTTTAACTAAATTTTTACTACGCTTACCTTCATAACCACAATCTTTACGTAACATAAATCCTTCCCAATTTTTTTCAGCTGACATTTTACTCCAATATTCAAAATGGTCATCATCTGTTATTTGGAATTGATCTAAATAACGCACAAGTTCCATACTAACACTACTATTATTATACCAACCTCTTAATTTACTTAATCTTTCTGATAATCTTTCATCTCCTTTATTATTATCAAATGCAGGTTTATGAATCATATCAAATACTACAAATACTGGATTTTCGATTTGGTGATCTTTACGTCTAAGTTCCTTCATTACACCTTGAAAATCTTCATTTCCTTCTTCATCCATTAAACAAATTTCACCATCAAATACAGTATTAATAATATTAGTTGATTCAATAGTTTCTTTAATTTTATTTAATGTTGTTAATTCTTTTCCCATTCTTGAATAAAGTGTACATTTACCTTCAAAATCAACAACAGCTAAACATCTAACACCATCTAATTTTCTAGAAGCATACCAAACATCATTCCAATCACATTTACCTTTATACTCTTGAGCTAATGCAACATTAAATTCAGGGATTAAACCTGGGAATGCTTTATTAATTACTTTAGCTCCTGTTCTAGTTTTAAGATCCTTATCAATTATACTATAAATTATATCTTCATAACCAGGATGAGCAGTAATAAAACCATTCACAGCTGCTATTGCATCATGACCTGTATATTTTCTACTAGTTAAATCATCTAACAGCTCAAATACAGTTTCATAAGTATTATATTTAAATAATCCAGAATTTTTCTTACATGTTTTACTTGTAACATAATATTGTTTATATGGATTATAAGTATACTCAAGTACATTTTTGATAATACCTGGTTGTTTTTTAAGTATTTCTACTTTTTCATTGCTACTAGAAGTAGCTCTCATTTCTTCAATGAATTGTTTTAAGTTTTCCATAACCTTTATTTTTTTATTATTAAATATGCATTTGGATTCTTCATCCAAGAGCATTTATATATTTGATATTTATTTCCTTTATGTTTAAATATTATTTTTTTAGTTTCATCTCCTTCTTCAATTCTTTCCATTTCAACTTCCTCTCTAAAAATACATTTAACTGTACCTTCACCAAAACCTGGTCCTATTTCACCTTCAAAAAATTGCCAATCCCAACTGTGGTCATTTACTTTAACAGCTAGTAATTGTTCTTTTTCTTTAGGTAATCTATGTTTAGGTATTACAAATGATTCTAATATATCATTTTTTTCAAATCTTATATCCCAATGTAATCCTGCTCTAACAGCATCATGTTCTTGTATTAGAAATAAACCTTTATTCATAGTTGTGACCTTTATTTACGTTGTAAATATACGAAGGCTCCCTCAGGGAGCCAAATTTTTTCGCATAAGTCTTCAAAAAATGTTAATATCTAATAACCAAATCATCATCTCTATTATCCTTTTTGAGATTATTTAATCTAACAATTTCTTGTCTATATAATTCTTGTAGATTAGGAGGTAGAAGATTACTTTGACCATCATTTAATAATGATTTAAAATAATTAATTTTTTCATCAATATCCATTTTACCATCTTTATTACTATCTATATCTCTTTCTAGTTCAGCATATATTTTTGATATGGTAGGATCTAAATCTGGGTGTGTTTCAACATAATTTTTTACATGTGGTACAAATCCATCACTTTTTACATACCCATCTGAAAATGCGGGTTCATCTTCTTTCTTTTTTTGATTATCTTGTTCAAATGCTTCGACAAGTTCTTCTAATCCTGTATCTTCATCGGGGAATGGTATTGTTCTAATTTCTTCCTCTTCTTCTTTTTCATCCATTTCTTTAAAAGCTTCTGATACTTCTTCCATTGTATAAGGTGTATCAAATTCTAATCCATCTGGTTTTGACATTTTTGGGTGAAAAGTAGGTGGAGGTTGTGGAGAATAATGAGGAGAAGGAACTTCATCCTTTGGTAATTTTCTTCTAATTTTTAAAATTTCTTTATATTTACGTTTAGGAATAAGTTGAGCAAAAGCGAAATTAGCTGCTATAACTAATGCAATTGCTAAAGGATCAAATACAAATATAATTACTAATAATAATACATTTATAATTCTATCCATAGGAATACCAGTTAAACCTGCTAAATATTTTAAGGGTCCTAATTCTCCAGATATATTTGCTGAGTTAGATACTTCTACAATTTCTGTTTCGTAATCAAATAATTGTTCATTTAATTCATCCAACTTAGTATTAACTACTGTTTGTCTTTCAATAATTTGATCTAATTGAGCTGTTAAAGCTTTACGTGTAGATGATGATTGTGTAGTAATTACATTACCTAGTGTGTCTGTATATTGTATAACATTGTTACTTAAACCATTTCTCAAACCTGTTATAGACTCATTAATACTTGTTTTTTCTTCAGTATAAACAATAACTTGTTCTTTAATATTATCTCTTTTAGTTTCAATTAATGCAATTTGAGCATCTACATTACCAGCCAATGCTGCTGTTTCTTGATAAGCTGCACTTAAAAACCCATAAATTCCCATTGAAGTTATAAAAATTAATACAATACAAGCAGTTGTAAGGTAAAATTTTAATAATTTGGGTAATGTTTTTCTATATTGATATAATAAAGATGCAATTACTAATTTTGCAATTTCTAAAGAAGCAGCCATTATAATAACAGCAAGTGTAGCCCCAGCAAATAATTTACTAAGACCACTAACTGAATAAAACGCTGCTGAACCTGATACAGCTAAAGCTGATAAGGCAATGATTGAAGGAAAAATCCTTTGTTTTAAATAATCTAACATAACTAAAATTTTAATTAAACGATATCTTTACTTTCAATTAAGGTATAAGTAAAGTTATTGCTCCATGTATCTCTTGCAGTTTGGCATATATCTAAAAATGTATGCCAATCATCATTAGATGCTATTACTTGACATCCAGCTGACCATTTATCTACATAAGTAGATGTTTTACCTGCATATTTTGTTGCTCTATGAATATTAATTCCAAATAATCCTTCATCAATAGTAGATTCATCAAAATCATATTCTCCATCTTTGTCTCTATCTCTATAAACCTTTACATTTTTTTGTTGACCTAATGCTAGATACCTACCTTGATGTAATCTTAATTTATGAGATCCTCTATATTGTCCTGGTACTAATATAGCACAACCTTTTGAATTCATTGGTTTATCCATCCAATCATCTCCTGGGTCTGTTGTGCATTCAAAACAATGAAATTTCCATTCACCATCTTCTTTATATGAAATTGTAAGGCAATCATCAAATTTATTTGTAACTCTAGTTCCTGTTTCAGAATTTCTAACTCCAACTATATTTACATTATAATCACCACTTTCAAACCATTTGTACCCTTTTGATTTAACAGTACTTTCAATCTGTTCTCTTGTATAACATGCTTTCATTCTATTTTATTTTATTTGTTTTTAAAAATCACTCATTATGATTTCATCAACCTTCCCTTGCACTTCTTTTTTTGTTGCTTCCATCACCATCATAATATTTGCTTGATACCTATGTACTTCTTCACCACCTTTATATATTACTATGGTAGGTACGACTACTATTTTGTATTTCCCAGCTGCTTCTGTATTTGTTTGAATATCTATAAAAGATTTTTTACAATCTGTTAATTTATCTACCCATTCAACTTTATTAGCTTCATTAAATCCTGCATTGAATTGTACCACACATAGATCACTTCCCCCACAAGGTGATTGGGCGTTTGATGTTGTTGTAAATAGTAAAAATATTAATACTAAAAATAACTTCAGTGACGCGTAATTTTTTTTCATATCAAACTTAATTTGTGTTCCTACGTAAATCTATTTTTCCTCCTTTTACGTATCTTATACTATCCCAAGTACCATCTTCATAATCCAACCTTTCCAAAATATGAACAATATCTTTTTTAATATCGATAATATCATTTTGAGTACTTTGTATTATTACATACATACTATCTTGAAATGCTATATCTGTTTCTGTTGGGACCCACATTTCTTCATCCTTGTCAGGAATAATTTCTTCAATTATGTTTTCTTTCGAAAACACAGAGGCCAAAACTGTTGTTGTTAATATTACTCCAATAATTAACATTATTGATTTTCTATCAGTTAGGCATATATTTTTATTTAATAATTTCATAATTATCTCATTGCATCAATCTTATCATTTAACTTTTCAAGTTGTGCTTTAATTTCTTTTACATCTTCTTGAGTTGTCATGATAGTTTGACGTACTAATTGGTCTTTCATATCAAATTCCATTCTAGTAATTACAGGCGCTGGTGGTTCAGGTAGCATTTTTGCTTCTTCTATATCTGCCTGTAGTGTAAACCACATTCCAATTAAGGTTGCCATTGCAAATCCTAATCCTATTAATGTTTTAATACTTACATTAAAACCAGTATCTTCATTTAACTCTTTTGCCATTATTTAAAATATTATATAATTTACACCCACACTAAAATCATGCCATTTTCTATTCCAGTATTTATTATATTTTCCTTCTAAAAAGAAACCTAAACTTTTATTTACTTTATAGCCAAATATTAAACCACCGGAATAATCTAACCATTGTCCTCCATTATAATTATGGTAAGAAAATTCATTCTTAGTATCTACATGATAAGGCATTACATTTCCCCATGAATGTACCCAAAATGAATTAGTATAATGATAATAATCAAATCCTACAACAATAGAATATTCAAATTGTGATGTTAATTCATTTCTTTTCTTTTCTGTATAATCTGATAATACTTGTGGAATTATAATTTGTTCCCAAACATCTGTACTAGTTGCTACTACATTACCACTTGGATTAGTATATGTCC